TTGAGTACTTCAAAAAGAAATTATATAGGTCGCTCAATGTACCCCCATCAAGAATGGACGGAGAAGGAGGATTCAATTTGGGAAGATCCTCAGAGATATTAAGAGATGAATTAAAATTCACTAAATTTGTAGGACGTTTAAGGAAAAGATTCTCAAATATGTTCAATGATATGCTGAAAACTCAGCTATTGTTGAAGAATGTAATCACTCCACAGGACTGGGAAGTAATGAGTGAGCACATTCAATATGACTTCTTATATGATAATCATTTCTCAGAATTAAAAGAAACTGAACTCTTTAATGAAAGAATTGCTGTTGCTGCAACTGCTGAACCATACATTGGTAGATACTATTCACAGGATTACGTAAGACGTAAGATTCTTCGTCAAACTGATGAGGAAATCCTTGAACAGGATAAGATTATGGAGAAGGAGATTGCGGATGGTACTATTCGTGATCCTATGACAGTTGATCCTCAAACAGGACTTCCATTAGAGATGATGGGAGCAGAAGATGAAGGTGGTGGTGGATCCATGACTGCTGGAGTTCCTGTTGCTGAACCAGATTTAGAATCTGAAGTAATAGAGGATAAGCCTAGGAAGATGCCTAAAGGAGGCGAAATTTAGACCCCTAGTGTCGAAAGTACATAAATACTAAAGATTCAGTTATTTTATTACTAAATATGGATGAATTAATGGATATGATGGCGACTGATGAATCTCCGTCACAAATTAGCGACAAAATAAAAGATATTCTTTTTGCAAAATCTGCAGAGAGAGTAGATGGTTATCGCCCTGATGTGGCATCATCTTTATTTGGTGATGAAGAACCTGAGGTTGATGATGAAGTTGAAACTGAAGTCGATGCAGAGGTAGAAACTGATGTTGAAGCAGAAGCAGATACAGAAGTAGAAGCAGAAATTGAACCAGAAGTTCCTTCTGATGAAGTTGAAAAATCTACTGCAAAAGTTTTCTAAATAACTAGTAAATGGAACTATTAATAAAATGGCTTTAAATCCAATAGGGGCAGGTGCCTCAGTAGCGATAGCAACAGGGGTAGGGAACACCTCATCAGCATTTAATGTACGATCAAATGCTATAAGACTTACTGCTGTTGGATCTGATTGCCACGTTAAAGTTGCATCACTAGATTTTGACGGTAATGATGCTGAAAAACCAACAGCATCAGACTTTTACATAGCATCGGGTAATTCTGTAACTTTACAGCAGAAGAAAGCATCTCAGATTGCTCAAAGTATTGAATCCTCTGGATCAAATACTATTATTTCTGCACCAGAAGGAACTCAATGGCCTTTTGGAATTGGTGATTATGTAGGAATAACTACAGGTATTGCAGATTCTAATTGGGAATCATTAATTTCATACGCAAAAGTAACTGATGTATGGAATGGTACTGCTGGAGCATTTGATAGTTTTAATGCTAAGTTAACTCTTAATGTTAATTCAAGTGGTATTTCAACTGCTTATCCACAGAATGCTGCTCAGTCTATATACAGACAAAATAAAGTCTGTACTTTTGGTGGATCAACATCTAGTGCTGGTTGTTTACATTATCAACAAGTTCAAATTAGCGGGGACGCATAATGAAACTGATCACAGAAGAAATTGAATCAGTAGAATTTCTTGTCGAAAATAGAAATGGCAAGAAGTCAATGTATATTGAAGGTGTTTTCTTACAAGGAAATATCAAGAACCGCAATGGTCGTATGTATCCGATGGAAACTCTTCGTAAGGAAGTTGGTCGGTATAACGAAAACCATATTCAATCTGGAAGAGCACTTGGAGAACTTGGTCACCCTGAGGGACCAACAGTTAATCTTGATAGAGTATCCCATAAGATTGTCTCTTTAAAAGAGAATGGTTCTAATTTCATTGGTAAAGCGAAAATTCTCGGTACACCAATGGGAAAAATTGCTTCTTCTCTAGTTGAAGAAGGAGTAAAACTAGGAGTTTCATCTCGTGGTATTGGTTCTCTTAAACAAACAAGAGAAGGTATCAATGTCGTGGGTGATGATTTTATGTTAGCAACTGCTGCTGACATTGTTGCTGATCCTTCAGCTCCCGATGCTTTTGTAGAGGGAATTATGGAAGGAAAAGACTGGGTTTGGGATGGTGGAATCTTGCGTGAGAAGTTCGCAGAGAAAACCTATAAAGAGATCAACACCTTAGTTGATCAGAAACAACTTGATGAGAATAAGTTAAATCTTTTTAATGATTTCTTATCAAATTTGTAAAACTTCTAAATAAATATAGATTTTAACTACGGAATCGGAGAAATTAAAATGTCTCGTGGCACAAAACTACAAAAAATGGAAGAAGAAGTGAAGCAATCGAAGACTGCTGTTAACGCTAATGCGAAACCAGGAGAACCGATGCAGAAACTTACTACTGGAGGTACAGCACCAACAGTTGAAGATCTGGGAGGACCCACTCCAGAGAACTATAAGGTTGATGACGATTCAGCAAAGCTGAAAACTCCAGGTGGCACATTAAAACAGGTATCCGACGTAGTTACTAACCGTAAAGGTAAGACAGGTGCCATGAAAGCAGAAGAGGCAGAAGTAGAACCTACTGAAGAGCAAGAAATTGTTGCTGAAGATGAAGTATCTACTGATGAAGTAGTTGCTGAAGATGAAAAAACTGAAGCATCTCCTTATAACATCGAAGATGATGTTAATGCACTTCTCGGTGGCGAAGATCTTTCCGAAGAGTTTAAAGCAAAAGCAAAAACAATCTTTGAAGCAGCACTCAACTCCAAAGTTGCTGAAGTCAAAGTTGCTTTAGAAGAGCAGTATGCTGAAAAACTTGCTGAAGAAATTGAGACAGCAAAAGCATCGCTCGCAGAAAGAGTTGATTCTTACTTAGAGTACGTTGCCGATGAGTGGTTCACAGAAAACCAGTTGGCAGTAGAAAGCGGACTTAAGGAAGAACTAACAGAATCATTCCTTGGTGGAATGAAGAGTCTTTTTGAAGAACATTATGTAACAATCCCTGAAGACAAATATGATGTCCTTGAGAGTATGGTAGAAAAACTTGATGACATGGAGACCAAGCTCAATGAGCAAATCGAAAAGAACATTGGATTAAACAAGAGACTCGGTGAGTCTGTTGCTGATGGTATTCTTTCCGACGTTTCTGAAGGTCTTGCCGAGACCCAGAAAGAGAAGCTCGCCTCACTTTCCGAAAGTGTAGAGTTTGAAAGTGAAGAAACTTATCGTGAAAAGTTGGAGGTACTTAAGGAGTCTTATTTCCAAAAGGCACCTGCAGCATCTTCTAAATCTGAAACCCTTTCTGAGGGAGTTGACAATTCAGAAGGTATGGAATCAGCAACTGGTTCTATGGCAACTTATCTGAAGTCTCTTTCAGCATTTAAGAAGTAACTGAATTTAATATTAATTCAAACGTAAACTTATTAGTAAAAAGCAAATGTTCCAATCAGAACAATTGCAGGAAAAGTGGAAGCCACTTCTCGATTATGAAGGTCTAGATAAGATCGATGATCCCCATAAGAGATCGGTTACCGCCGTACTGCTAGAAAACCAAGAAAAATTCCTCAGAGAAGAGGCTGCTTTTGGATCAGGTATCAACTTGATGGAAGCAGATGGCCCAACAAACAGAGGTAATGCTAACGGAGCCCAAGGTGGTTTCGGTGCTGATGCTACTGCTACAGGCCCAGTTGCAGGTTTCGACCCTGTATTGATTAGTCTAATACGTCGCTCAATGCCAAACTTGGTCGCTTATGACCTTGCTGGTGTTCAACCAATGAGTGGACCTACTGGACTCATTTTCGCAATGCGTTCACGCTACATTAACCAGACCAGTAATGAGACATTCTACGATGAAGTAGATACTGGATATTCTGGATCTAACGCTGGATTCGGTAACACTGAAGGTTGGACTGACCGTAACGCTGGTTTCGGTACAACAGCAACTGGTGGTGTTGACGGACGTGGTGGCACTAACCCTGCCGTTCTTAACCCTGTTGCCACTGCTTCAACTGGTGGATACAAGGTTGGACAGGGTATGTACACAGGTACTGCTGAAGCACTTCAGGGTACAGGTACTCAGGCGTTCAACCAGATGGCATTCTCAATCGAGAAAGTCACTGTAACTGCACGTTCCAGAGCACTAAAAGCAGAGTACAGTTTAGAACTGGCTCAAGACCTTAAAGCAATCCACGGTCTGAATGCTGAAGCGGAATTAGCAAATATTCTCTCAACTGAGATACTTGCTGAAATTAACCGTGAAGTTATCAGAACCATCTATAAGGTTGCTGAACAGGGTGCTGTACAAAACACTGCTACTGCAGGTATCTTCGACCTAGACGTTGACTCCAACGGAAGATGGTCTGTTGAGAAGTTCAAAGGACTTCTGTTCCAGATCGAGCGTGATGCTAACGCAATCGCACAAAGAACTCGTCGTGGAAAGGGCAACATCATCATGTGTTCAGCAGACGTTGCTTCTGCATTAACCATGGCTGGTGTTCTTGATTACACTCCTGCTCTTAACGCCAACCTTAACGTTGACGACACTGGTAACACCTTCGCTGGTGTTCTACAAGGTAAGTATCGTGTATACATCGATCCTTATTCTGCTAACCTTACAAGTGCTAACGCAGCACCTACAGGTGGTAACCAGTACTATGTTGTCGGTTACAAAGGTGGTTCACCTTATGATGCTGGATTGTTCTATTGCCCTTACGTTCCACTACAGATGGTTCGTGCAGTGGGTGAGAACTCCTTCCAACCAAAAATTGGATTTAAGACAAGATATGGTCTTGTTGCTAACCCATTTGCAGAAGGTACAACCCAGGGACAAGGTGCTCTACTTGCTAACGCTAACCGTTACTACAGAAGAGTTGCTGTTAAGAACCTCATGTAAGAAGAAAGGATATATATCCTTTACTCAAAGAGACCCTTTTACAGGGTCTCTTTTTTTATGCTATAATAAATATTAAGATGTTAAAACCACTAATTGATTCTAAAGATCTTTTACTACACCATAGAATTGAAAAGTGTAGTTACAATTTAGATCGTTCAAAATTATCTTATACATTAAATGAAAATATGTTTCATTATAATGGTGTAGGATTATCTGCTAATCAAATTGGTATTTGGGAAAGAGCTTTTGTAATGATTTCTGATATGGATTCTCAAGAAACTATTACTTGTTTTAATCCAAAGATTATAAAAGAATCCAAGAAGAAAATAGTAATGGAAGAAGGATGTTTATCTTATCCTGATTTATTTTTAGATATAGAAAGACCTGAATCTGTTATAGTTAAGTATGAAGATGAAGGTAAGGAAGTGCATAAGATAAAATTAAAAGGATTTATTGCAAGAATATTTCAACATGAGTATGATCACATGGAAGGAATTGATTTCACACAAAGGACTAAATAAACATAGGAGACCTGCTTTCTACCATGCTTTGTAAAGTAAAGAAAACACTTAAAGAATATCGTGAGTGGCAATTAAAGTTCTACACACGGGCTGAAGAGTCTTTAGAAATAAGACTTGCTGGAATTAAAGCAGCAAGAGAAAAACTTGAAGAACTAATGAACAAAGAAGACTAATGGCTGAAGGAAGACCATCACAACTTGAAAATAGAAATTTTCTAGCACCTACTGGGTTTAAGTTTAACCTTAAGAGAAGTCCAGGTGTTGCTTTCTTATGCAATAGTGCTAATATCCCAGATATAACTTTAGGTGAAGCAACTCAAGCAACTTATCTTAGAGATATCCCTACACCAGGAGATAAGATTCAATTTGGTGATTTACAATTAAGATTTTTAGTTGATGAAGATCTTAAGAATTATATGGAGATACAGCATTGGATAAGGGGATTAGGTTATCCTGAGAGTGTTCAAGAGTTTAGAGATCTTGATGCAGGTGGACAAATACCTAAAACAAATTATGGACAGAAGCAACAAGACATATACTCAGATGGAACTCTTCAAATTCAAAGTAGTAATTATATTGCCAAGTTTAATGTAAATTTCAGTGATCTATGGCCTTATAGCTTGACAACTCTTAATTTTGATGCTACAGATACAGATATAGATTACTTTACAGCAGACGTAGGTTTCAAGTATACTATGTACACTATTACTGATTTAGCAGGTAATGATTTGAATTGTTAACTTATGATTAATCTTGAAACACTTCAAGAGATGTGGGAAAAGGATGCAAAGATAGACAGAGATAATTTACACGAAGAATCATTGAATATCCCTTCTCTTCATGCAAAATACTTTGAATTATATAATACTATCTTTCTATTAAGAAAGAAAGCAGAACAACAAAGAAAAAATATCCGTCATGAACGGTATGAGTATTTTAGTGGGAAAGCAGACCCAGAAGTTTATATTGAAAAACCATTCCCTAAGAAAATAAGAGATAAAGATACAATGATAAAGTATTTGGATGCCGATGAAAAACTTTCTAATTCATCTTTAAAGATAGATTATTATGATACTATGCTTGCATATATTGAAAGTATTCTTAAAGTGATACAGAATAGGACTTATCAGATTAAGAATGCTATTGAGTTTATGAGATTTCAATCGGGATTAGGATGATGAACTATATCAAAATGTATAGAGGAGTTCTTTCTCCTACATTATGTCAGCATATGATTGATACATATGAAAAGTTATGGAGAGAACAAGAAGAGCAAATAAAAAAGATGAGTATATGTTATAATGAGGAAGGGGTTAAGACATGTGGTCAGTGTAATTGTCAACGACTTGATATTATGCAACATCATGAATTTAGAGAACCATTTAAACAAGTGATATCAGGATTTCAAGCTGCCATTAAACAATATAAGAGGGATGTTAATATTCAAGAGAGACAATGGCCAGAAAAATACAATTTTGAAAATCTTAGAATTAAAAGATTTTTATGTAACGAACAACAACAGCATGATACTCATGTAGATTGTTTTAATATTGAAACCTCACGAAGGTTTCTTGCTATAGTATGTTACCTGAATGATAATTTTGATAATGGTGAAACAGAATTTCTACAACATAATATAAAAACAAAAGTAGAGACTGGCACAGTAGTTTTATTTCCTACAGCATGGACTCACTTACATAGAGGAAATATTGCCACTAATGGATATGCAAAATATATGTTAGGATCTTTTCTTCAATATGCTCAGAAACAAGATATGGATAGAATTGGTTATAAAACAATGGAACTTGATAAAAAGGGGTTTGGTTAATGAAAATTGAAAAAATACCTGCTGCTACTATGGGGTGGCTTGAAACTAAATTAGATACAGAACATGTAAAATGGCTTTGGGAAAGAATTGACGAAGGTGGATCAGACCTTAAACATCAATTAGCAGGAAATATAACTACCAGTTTTTTAATTGATGATAAAGATGATTGGTTTTTTTCAAATGTGTTAATGAAACATGTTCTTGCATATAGGAACGCTAATAATGGTCAAGACCCCATTAGAAATTTTGCTTTAGGTCAATTAGAATTAAAACTCCATGATATGTGGGTTAATTACCAATATCAACATGAGATTAATCCATATCATCATCATGGAGGAGTATATTCATTTACAATATGGTTAAAGATTCCCTATGATTGTATGGAGCAAAATAAGTTATCACATTTAAATGGATGTCAAGAAGAATATAAAAAACCAGGTATTTTTGAATTTGAGTTTCAGGACATGCTTGGTGAAATAAGACACTTTGGATATCGTTTAGATCAATCTTTTGAAGGAAAAATGTTATTTTTTCCTGCAGCATTAAGACATACTGTATATCCTTTTTATGAATGTGAAGAACCTCGTATCTCTATAGCAGGAAATATATGGTATAAACCCATGAGATAAATAATCCCAGATTTCATGGATTTATGTGATTGACACTTCTGCTAATGTTGTTATAGGAAAAGCAAATGAAGTGTTTTTGCGTATTAATGCTGAGCCTCATATTGAGTATGAGTTAAGAGATCATTTTACATTCCAAGTTGAGGGTGCTAAGTTCATGCCTCAATATAGAAAAAGAAATTGGAACGGAGAGATACATTTATTTGATTTAAGATCTAAAAGAATTTATATTGGATTATTAGATAGAATAGTTTCTTTTTGCCAGAGAAGAGGATATAGTTATAAGTTTGTAGATAATGAATATTATGGTACTCCCTTTGAAGTTAATGAGGGAATATCATATCAAGGTGTTAAGGATTATATGAATGCTATTTGTGTTCACTCTCCAAGGAAGTATCAAATAGAGGGAGTATATGATGCTCTAAGACACAATAGAAAGCTATTAATATCACCCACTGCTTCAGGTAAATCTTTGATGATTTATTCTCTTGTAAGATACTACGTTGATAAGAAGCAAAAAATTCTCTTAGTTGTGCCAACGACATCGCTCGTAGAACAGATGTATAAGGACTTCGAGGAATATGGTTGGAATGCTGAGTCATATTGTCACCGTATATATTCTGGTAAAGAGAAAACAAATGAATATCCTGTTACTATTACTACATGGCAATCTGTACATAAATTAGAAAGATCTTTCTTTGAAGATTATAATGTAGTTATTGGTGATGAAGCTCACTTATTTAAGAGTAAGTCACTTATATCTATAATGACAAAATTACACCATGCAAAATATAGGTTTGGATTTACAGGAACTTTAGATGGTACACAAACTCATGAGTGGGTATTAGAAGGATTGTTTGGACCCAAATATAAAGTAACAAAAACAGAAGAATTAATGAGACAAGGACATCTTTCTCAATTAGATATTCAATGTCTTATATTAAAACATCCTCCTCAAAAATTTGAAACATATGAAGATGAACTGCAATATATTATAGGTCATGAACAGAGAAATCGTTTTATTACTAATCTTACATTAGATTTAAAAGGTAACACTCTTGTTTTATACAGTAGGGTAGAAACCCACGGAGCGATACTTTATGATAAGATAAATAAAGATAAGCAACCAGATCGTAAAGTATTTTTTATTCATGGCGGTGTGGATGCCGAAGAGAGAGAACAGGTAAGAGAGATTACCGAACAGGAGCAAAATGCAATTATCATCGCTAGCTACGGCACTTTTAGTACTGGGATTAACATTAAGCGGTTGCACAACGTCATCTTCGCAAGCCCCAGCAAATCCAGAATTAGAAACCTCCAATCCATTGGTAGAGTCCTTAGAAAAGGAATTAACAAAGTAAAGGCAATTTTATATGATATTGCTGATGATTGTTCCATTAAATCTCGTAAAAATTATACTCTAAATCATCTCATTGAAAGAATTAAAATTTATAACGAAGAGAATTTTAATTATGAAATAATCACTATAGAATTAAAAAAATAATATGGAAGACGATTTCTACGCAACAATAAAATTTAAAAACGGCGAAGAAGTATATGCTAAGGTAGCAGCTTCTGAGGAGGAGGATAGAACAATGTTAATTATTACTCATCCCATTACTGTACAAGAAGTTAAAGCAAGAGCAGGTACTGTTGGATATAAAGTAGAACCTTGGTTAAAAACCACAAGAGAAGATATGTTTATTATAAATCTTTCAGATGTATTAACTCTATCCGAATCTAATGATATAGAAATGATATCAATGTATCAAAGATTTGTACAAGATGCATCTAGAGATAGAAGACAACAACCAAAATTAAGTAGACAGATGGGATATATTTCTTCAGTTAACGATGCTAAAGATATCTTAGAAAAATTATATAAAAAGAAAAGTAGCTAAGGTTAACCCTTGAACCCTGACAGAGTTATTCTACTGGTATAAATTGAACTTGTCAAGTGATAGTATAAATGTTATACTATCTACATAATAGTGATAATGACTCATGATAAAATCAGGCACTATGGCTAGACGAAAAACGAGGTCGGAACACTATGTCAATAATAAGGAGTTCCTTGCAGCATTAATTAAGTATCGTGAAGATGTTGAAATTGCAAAGTTGCAAGATAAACCTAAACCTGTTATACCTCGTTATATTGGTGACTGTTTTTTAAAGATCGCTAATCATTTATCGTTTAAACCTAATTTTGTAAACTACATGTTCAAGGAGGACATGATCTCTGATGGAATCGAAAATTGCGTTCAATACATACATAATTTTAATCCTGAGAAATCCAAAAATCCTTTTGCTTACTTTACGCAAATTATACATTACGCATTTCTCCGCAGAATACAAAGAGAAAAACGCCAATTAGAAATTAAAAATAAGATCCTTGAAAGATCAGGTTTTGATGAAGTTTTTCATGGTGATTCTGACGATTCCTCTGATTATAATCAAATCAAAGATAATGTTCATTCTAAGTTAAGATACTAATGAAATTAACTCAAGAAGTAATTGATCAAATTCAGGAAGCAATGAATCATACTAAGATGAATGGTGATCCTAATTGGTTAGATGGAGATGAACTTGAAGTGTGTCTTGCGGGAACATTTGCAGCAGATAAATTTATTTCAATTATTAATCGTCGTACCAATCCTAGGCCATCTAAGAAATGAAGATTGCTATAATTACCGACCAGCATTTTGGTGCGAGGAAAAATTCAAAACTTTTTCATGATTATTTTCTGAAGTTCTATAATGATATTTTCTTTCCTACTTTAGAGAAGGAAGGTATTACTACGGTCATTGATATGGGTGATACCTTTGATAGTAGAAAGGGTATAGATTTTTCTGCTCTTGCATGGTCTAAGATAAATTATTTTGATCGTCTAAGAGAATTGGGATGTGAAGTTCATACTATTGTTGGTAATCATACAGCATATTATAAGAATACTAATGAAGTAAATGCAATAGATTTATTACTTCGTGAGTATGATAATATAAACATTTATTCAGAAGCAACAGAGATAAAGGTAGATAATTTAGGAATTCTTTTAATACCTTGGGTTAATAATGAGAATGAAGAACAAACCTTAAGGATGATTGATAAAACTAAATGTCCTATGGCTATGGGTCATTTAGAGTGTAAGGGATTTAGAATTCATCGTGGATATGTGATGGAACAAGGGATTGATGCTTCTCTTTTTGATAAGTTTGAAAAAGTTTATTCTGGACATTATCATACTAGATCGGATAATGGGAAGTTATATTATTTGGGCAACCCCTATGAGATGTATTGGAATGATATGGAAGATACTCGTGGTTTTCATCTTTTTGATACAGAGACCTTAGAGCATACTCCTATTGACAATCCTTATCGAATTTTTTATAATATCTACTATCAAGATCATGACTATCAAACTTTTGATACTCGTGAATATAAAAATAAGATTGTAAAACTTATCGTTCGACAAAAATCAGATTCTAAAAAATTTGAAAAGTTTATCGATAAGTTATATAATTCCAATGTCCATGAACTTAAGGTGGTTGAAAATTTCCAACTCCAAGAGAGTGAGGATTTTGAAGCCTTTGAATCAGAGGATACTCTTTCTATCTTGAATAGGTATGTAGATGAATCTGAAATTGATCTTGAGAAATCGAGAATACAAGAGGTGATTCAAAATGTCTATCAAGAGGCATGTGAGTTAGTATAATGTTTATTCTCACTATTCATGGAAAGGAAGAAGAAGGTGCTTATTCTGTTCGTAATGAAGAGGGTCATCATGTTCTTTATCTTTTTGAAGAAGAGGATGATGCAGTTCGCTATGCTATGCAATTGGAAGAACAAGGAAATCCT